TTACTGTAGATGTAGCATCAAAATCACAAGTAGCGTTTTTAACGATATCGTCAGTAGCTACTCTTTTGATTACTTGTTTGAACTTTACGTTAGGAACGATAGTGATTCCTCCTTTGTCCAATGTTGGTGCAGACAATAAAGCTGCTGCGATGTACTTACCTGCAAACTCACCTGCGTAAGTTGTAGTAATTGATGTTGTAGTTGCCATTTTTTATAAATGTTTATTAGTTAATTATTTGTTTAATTTTTCAAAGATTGAATCGATAGTTGAACGACTTCTGTTTTTCTCAAAACGGAAAGGCTCTACTACATTCGTGTTTTCAGGATTAAAGCTAATCGGTTTAGGCTCTTCTGAAAGTTCGGTTACCTCTTCTGTAACTTCGTCAACTTTAGAAAGCAACTCTAATTGAGCTTTCAATTCAATGTTTTCTGTTTTTAATGCTTCGATTTCTGAGAAGAAAGTTTCTTTAACGATTGATTCGATAGTTTTCTTTGCAGTTGGTGCTGCAGCTTCTGCTTCAACTTCTACTTCAACTTCAGGAGCTTCTGCTTCAGGAGCAACTTCTTCAACTACTGCTTCTTTAATCTCAGCAATAATTCCTTCTACTGCTACTACTAGAATCATTCCGTTTTCTAATTCGTACTCACCAATCGGTAATGGAATTTTTTGCTCGTCTTCTGTTACAATGAAAACTTCGTTGTCCATTTCAAATGCGTCTGCTTCAAGAATTGTAGTTCCATCGATTAACTTCATTTGCTCTAATTTCACTTCCATTCCTAAAAGTGATTTGATTTTGTTAATTGTGCTATTTTTCATTTTTGTCTTTTATTTAGATTTAATTATTTCTTCAAGTTTAGCAATCATTTTTGCATTTGAATCAAATACATTACTTGCTGACTTGTATGTAGGACTTTGATTAGGGTCTAAACCTAATTCTTGTACTTGTTTTTTATATAAATTATAATTTCTAAATGCATCATCTTGCATTTTACTTAATCTGCGTCTAGCGTCCTCAGCATTTTTAATGATTAATGCTTTACTTTTCATTAAATCTTCAATTTGAGCTTCATATCTTTTAATGATTGCATCTTGACCTTTTGATTCATTAATGTATTTTTCTAAATCTTCTATTGCTCCCAATTCAATTTTCTCTGAAGCTAACTCTGTAGCGTTACCATGAATTTCTGAAACTTTACTAAATACTTCTCTTAATCCCATTTTGCTTTTATTTTTAAAACGATTATAATTATATTTTTGTTGTATTTTTATCCGTTTTGACGTACTGTAGTTCGGACTCCTGCGTTCTCAGTTATCGTAACTGAATCAATGCCTTGTACCACTCCTATGCCTTGCGCCTGTAAACTTCCATCACAACATTTAGTGGAGTAAGTTCCGTTTTCACATAGACATCCTCTGCGTCCTCCTTTTGGACTAGAGTAACTTGGTGTTTTAAATTTATCTTTCATTTGTTTTTTATGTATTTATTTTTAACCAAGTATTTTTTGAACTTGATTTAATTCTTTCACAATTTGCTCTCCTTCTAATTGTGAATACTTATAAAGATTGTCCATTGCTTTTTTAAAATCAGCGGGTACAGGAACTCCTAAATCTTTTAATTGTTGTTCAATTTTAACTCCTTGTTGATAGAATTTTTGTGCTTCGAAAAATGCTTTATTTCCTATTTTTACTCCTTCATTAACATTACTTAACGCAGCCATCGCTTTTTGAAAAACAGAATCATATTGTTTTTTTACTGATTCACTTGCGGTTGTTATTTCATCTAATGTAGCTAACTCTACTTTATGACTTGCTAATTTAGCCTCTACCTTTGCAGTAATATCTGCAATAATTAATTCTTTAGTTGTTTTCATTTTCTAAAATTATTTGTTTGATTTTTTCTAATAAGATATCATCCTCTGACATCTGAGACATTTCTAATTTGTCTGCGAAGTAACCCTCAATGGAGAATCCTTTTACTTTACCTTCCTTGACATCATTCCATACTTCATCATTGTTTACCTTCATTGAAATCATCCAAGTTCCTTTTGGTAAACTGAATCCGTATTTAGCAGACTTATCTTGCTTCTCGTCCTCGATTATCCAAGATTCTACAACTGACATTCCTTTTAGTTTCTTGTCGTGTTCGTAGGTAGCGTTGTTTTGATTTGAGTTCATTAAGAATAGCTCTGATGCTTGACGAACTGTGTCCTCAGAAAAGTAAATGTAGTATTCTTCTTTTGTCTTAGGGTTAACTCGGTAGATTTGCTTGTTAGGAACTAATGCAGCTCCCATAATTATCTTTTTCTCAGCGTCTACTTCTTTAAGTTCTATTTCGTGTTTTGCTAGTGCGATAAAGTTCTCTTCAATAGCAGGAGAATGAACTACAGAAACTGCGTCAATTCCGCTAAGTGAGTCCTTTTCGTCAATTACTAATTCTACAATTTTCATAACTTTCTAACGATTTTATTGTACTAATGTTGCATTTTCAATCCTGTTTCGGTCTAGTGATTGAGCAGTTGTCATATCACCTGAAACCACATAAGCCTTTGTTGGTTTTTGCTGAAGTTGGCTAAGTTGATTAAGTCCTGAGTTTCCAACTACGTTAAAGTTTGGTGAGATTACAGAACCACCACCTCCTCCACTTGCGGGAGTATTACCACCTCCACCTGTTGGTGAACCACCTTCAAACTTTTGTTGAGTTATTTTAGCTACGTTTGCCAATCCTGATGCTACTGCTATACCTGCTGCGATTGCTCCACGTACAGGTGAACTTGGGTCAGGTATTGGGGTAAATTGTGACGCATAAGCTGCAGTTGCACTTTGGTAAGTTGTAATTAAAGCACTTGCAATGTTTGCTGCTTTCTGAATGTTGAATGCTTTCTTAGCTGCCTTCTCACTTCGCTTTCCAAATAGTTCCGTGATTTGTGCAATAGTGTCGAATCCTGCTTTTGCTAATTCTACTTTTTTGGAATGTGCTGCTTCATCTATCTGAGATGCTCTTGTCGCTTTTGCTTCTAGTATAGCCAGTTCGTGTGCTGCTGCGTCTGTTTGTAGTTTTGTAGTAGCGTCAATGTGACCTTGCAAAGTAAGCTCTGAGTGTTTTAATAAAGCAGCCTTCTTGATTTCTAATTTATCGTAGCTCTCAAATTCTTTCTCTGTTTCTTTCTTGACTTTTTTATTTCTATCTTCTAATGCTTGAGCTGCTTTATCTGCAGCATCTTTGTCAATTTGCTTAATAGAAAGTTGGAATCCTGCTCTTTGGTTTTTAAGCTCTGCTAGTTTCTTTTTAGTTTCGTCAATAGTTTTATCTGCTTCTGCTTTTACTTCGTTAGGGTCAAATACTAAACTCGCAATACCTCTGTTTAATCCTTTTCGTAATCCAAAATCCTTTCCTAATGCAGAACCAATACTATCAATTGTGCCTAATAAAAGTTGTAAAGGTGCAGTTAAGAATGTTATAATACCTTCCAGGATATCTCTGTTTCGTTTTGCTGCTGCTACTTGTGCTTTTTTAGTTTCTTCCTGTTGAACTATCGTAGCTTCCGTTGCTGCAATAACTGCGTCAATTTGCTTTAACTTTAATTCTAGGATTTGCTTTTCAGTTTTACCTTGAAGTTTTAAGATGTTATCTTGTCCGTCAATTGCTTCTAACTTTGCTTCTTGTGCAACTAAGTTAGCATCCGTTTTTGCGTTTAAGTCTGATTGAGCATCACTAACTCCACCAACTGCAGATTTAATATCACCCCAATATGCTGCTAAGGTTCCCAATGCAACCACAAGTAATCCAATACCTGTAGAACCGATTGCAACCTTCATCGCAGCACCAAATGCCTTAATAGATGGAATAGCTTCTCTAAATCCTTTAACTCCTTCCGAAATGGCAATTGCAGATTGTACTTTAAGTAAAGTTTCTTCAAGTTGTGCAGATTCAACTCCCATTGCACCCATGGCACCTTGAGTTATTGCAAATGCCGATGTTGCACCTTGTAACGCACCACCAAGTTTTTGACCCATCGTAGAAGCAGCAGCGTCAACTGCCATATCTGTTTTAATCTGTACCTTGCGATAGTCACCTACGGTCTTTAATAAGTCCTTATACTCTTGAGTTGTGGTTTTACCTGCGTTCGCTAGTTCATACAATCTATCCTCAGCTTCACCCATACGAGTGGTGAGTGGTTGTAACTCTCCGTAAACATCTGCAAAACTAGCCGAAACATCGTGAGTAGCATCGGATAAGTTATCCATTGCTTTAACGGCATCTTTCGTGTTTACGTCAATTTCAATTACTTTCTTTTCAGCCATCAGTTAACTTTTTTTAATGCTTGTTTTCTTCTTTCTTGACGTGTCATTTTTCTAAAGGATGTCGTGTAAGCGTACTTTCCTTTTGCGATGTCTATGTTCTCTGATATTCCGTAGAAGTTGTCAATGGCTAACATTGCGATTATGTTCTTTATCATC